TTATCGCACCTTTTCTTCTGCGTTGTCGTTGTAGTGAAAAGAAATTTCAGTAACTTTTGGGAATGTCCCATCAACCGAGGCTAGCGTAAATCCAAATTCTGCCTCCTTAAAGCGTGCGTAAATATCCTGTTCTGCGTCTGTCTCCGTGGCCACAGCAGCCGTTCCCGCTGTGAAAGATCCCGACCTATCTAGCTGATACTTTGTAGCAAGCGTTTCATTTGTAGCTAAGGCAACACATTCTGCTGTCACCCTCATGGCTATTTTCTCGTGTCTTACATCTTCTCCGTCAAATATTAGAGATTCATAAACCCCCGACGCTACCGCTAGAGCCCCAGGCTGTATTCTATCCACGCCATAGCTAGAAGAATCACGCCAGCCGAAATAAATACTCTCGCCTATGGTCTTGACGAATCCTATTTTTAGATTAGCCCCCTGCGTAGTCCCTGTAGATATAGTGTGAAGAAGAACTAAAACATCCTGCAGTTTATTATCCTGTGCGCCATAAGCATATACTCCCTGCTCTAACCCAGAAGCGTCATCCGTTGTTCCTATCCCTATTAGAGTAATTCCGTTAGCGTGGTCTATGGCAGAGGGATAGATATTAACTTTTTTACCCCTTGCCAGCTTAGGAGTCTTGCTCATTTTCTTATCAAACGGCCTATCCCCTTGATATAGCGCCCCTTGATTTCCATATACTCCTCTAAGATTATTCCCAGAGTTAGTTATGGCATTTCCTACGCCTACGGAAGTTGAGTCTGTAAAGAAATTCCAAGAAGGCTGAATTGTGTCCCAGTAAAAGTTTCGTGATTGTTCTGCTGTATCTACAGACGCCCCCTTATAAGCCGACACTACAATGAACTCGTCAGTCTTTGTCATCGCCCTTACCTCAAAACCCCTATCCAGAAGAATCTTGTTAGGATCATAGGTCGCTTGATCAAAAACTGCTAAATAGTCTTTATTTCCTATGATCAGCTTATCCTCTACAACCTCCATAGGATGAAATTCAGAATCTATCAAAACCCCATAATTTATTACATACTCTGCACCCTCTAAATCAGAAGCTACGTTTGAGGTTACCTTGGGAGCTCCTGTTGTTGTTGAGGTTGTAACGTGAAAATGATATGTATTCCCTATGATGAGTCTCAAAGGTGTTGCAAAGGTAAAAGTATTATCTCCTGTGGTTACGGAGGCAAAGACTATCTGTTTTGAGCCTATTACGTTATTTTCGCTATCGTGCACGGTAACTGTCCAGTTAGGATCATCTCCTGTATCGTTGATATCAATCACAATAGATTTAAGGGGATCATGGCTTGCCGTGATGGTTTGTATATGGGTGGCTCCCTCATTTATAGATGTAGTTGTAGCATAGGTTTGCCCCGTTCCTCCCCCTGTATCCTGAATGTCGGAGATTGCGCTATCCCACCACGAAGTTAGGGCATCATCAAAAGCGGGGGTACCAGATAATCTTCCATATCTGCCAATCTCTGTCGGCAAGGCATAATATAAGTAATCATCAAATATTCTCAAACCCTCCCCTGATCCACCTGAAACAGTCCTTAAGGAAGACCACACATCTGCCGAAGTTTCACGATAAATTTTTCCTCCTAGATCATAAAAGTATTTATTTGTATCATAGGGACTCCCGTCCTCCATCCAAAAACATAGATTATCTACCGTCGAGCCAGATACTTTGGTGGCTTTCTTGGAAAGAGTTATATATGAGGGATCTTCGAATGGGTTAAGATTTTTAATAAAACGGGCAGAAAAGGGAATATCTTTTTTTTCTGAAGTGACAGCAACCCCACCCGAAAAATCTCTTATACTTATTGTTTGTTGCATATTACATAAAAATCATATTTATTAACTCAATGTTGCTGTTCGGGGAATTTGAAAGTCCAAAGGTTCCACCCCAGAGGGTGATCTATTAACAAAAATAGATGTATCCCTATCTGCGTATGCGTCTATAAGTGCGAGGAGACCTCCATAGTCTTTATCTTTTTTGGCTGTATTTGGCGCGACATTAGGATTTCCAGTCCAAAATCTATTCTCAAATCTTGTAGCTGTTTCTGTATCTTTTTGCTTCAACATATAGAAATCAGCTATCGCCCCTATGGCTAAGAGCGTATGTCCCTCTTCAGGAATCTCAGGCGACTGGCCCACAATATAGGTTACTCCCGTTTCTGTAGCCTCTTCAAAGTATGTTTCCAGCTCAACATTGGTAGAGTCTGTAACTGAACCTATTCTATACCAGCTCCCTCTTGGCTCTCCTGTTGAGTCTGTTAGAGTAAACCACATCCCCGCTTTCCAAGTAGTTGTAGCTCCTGTGGTAACTGTTACAGTCTGGTCATTTATTGTCACAGCTACAGTACCTGTCGTGTAGTCTTCGAAATATAGAGGCTGGGCCCGTTGGGTGTAATTTATGGTTATTGTTCCGTCATCTTCGAAATCATAAGGCCAAAATCCGTAGTCATCTCGTCTTCGGAAGTATCTCTCAGGGAAGCCCCCCACGACTGTTGATGCGTTAAGAATATCCCATTCTCTTTGTGAATAGACTGGCGTTAGAGGATAATCAAAGCTCCCTATTGTTACTACGATACTTTCTATCTCTCGTAAATTGGGGGGGTTATAATAATATTGCTGTGAAGCTCCCGCCCCTGTTCCTGATGTGGCGGTTTTAGTTACTATCTGAGTCCAGGTATTTAGTTTATCCGTAACGAGCTCGTATCGCTCATTTATTCTTCTTTTAAGAAAGGTTTTGATTGCGGAGCTTGTGGTGTTTGCTCCATCCTGTGCGTAAGAAATTAAACCTGAATATGTTTTTCTAATTTGAGATCAACCTCCTTGATATATTTTTCATAGTTCTATTATACCTTATCTCGCAAAAGGAATTAAGCCAGGCTGGATTATATCTTTTACTGAAACAGAGGCATGAGTTACCCTCAAAACTTCTGGATTAGCATAAGCACTCATTTGCCAATATCCACCTGCTCCTGCTCCTGGCCCGTTATTATTCAGATCTTGGGTATCAATAACTGCTAGTTTGGTGTATCCTGTTTTACTTACAACAGATGCTGGGGTAGAAATTACCATTGCAGTATAAGCGTCATCTGTAAAAGCACTTCTTAATTTAGAAGAATAGGAAGCGATAATTATTGTGTCCCAATCCCCTGCTACTAAACTTGTTGGGTCTGCTTCAGTAGTTAAAACAACTTCTAGCCCACTTCCCGACCATGCTCCGCCAATTGAGTCATCCCTATAAATTCTTAGCTCTGCTGCTGAAACTGTATCGGTATCGGGAATACTTGAAGTATCAAAAGGAAGAAAAGTTCTCTGAAGATTAACTCCACTTCCCTGTGGATTACAGTTAGCATCATGGTTATCTGTCTGAACTGCCTGATTAGCTGCTCCTGCCGCTTTTGCGTTGGCCCACCCACTAGCAGAAGTGTCAACATAAATTAAAGTTCCGTCTCCTGTTGTATTAGGATTATAATCAGTTAAAAAAATTTGAGGATATTTATTCCTTTTTTCTTGTAAACCCGAGAAATGAAGAAATGCTTCATAATAATTATCTATTTTTTTATATTCGCTATTAGCGATGAATATTTTGTCTAGAATAGGTTGAATATGTTTTTGTATGTAATCGCTTATATAGAAATCAGTTAGCAATATTGGATGATTTTTATTATCAAAATCAATTAGTCTTGTAAAGGAGTTTTTTGTAACTTTTACAATGGGGTAATTATCCTTGATTCCTAGAAGGTATTTACCAGCTTCCGAGTTGACTAATTGAAGTAAATCCATACTTAAATTTCATACCCCGTAACAGTTACATAAACATTTCCTGCACTTGTAGTTATAATCAAATCAGCTGCATCTTCTCCGCTAAACCAAGGAGTTTCAAAAGAATGCGACCATCCAGAGTTGGCCGCTAACTCAGCTTTCCAAATAGCACTATCCCCAGCCGCCAGATCATCTTCTAAGGTAACAGTAGCCGCCGCCGAAACATTAATAAAAATATCCGTTACAAACCACCTCTTACCTGCCCCTGGACTCCAGATAATCCCATCTGTTACTGCACCTGCGTTTGTATAGTATTTTTTAACATGAGTTGTTGCTAAAGTCGCCAAATCTAATTCTGTAGGAGAGGGGTGGGTGTATAATCTACCCAAATTATCCGTATTTACAGTTGCATTGTCTCCTGTAGTTCCTGCGCTTGCCGCTGGGGTATCTCGTCTTACTGATCCTGCCATAAGAAGTGTTCCGCCCGCTGTTTCTCCAGCATCTTCAACGCCAGTTCCAGGCATTGAGGTTACGTCTACATCTCCTATATCTACGCCTGAATTGGCTGCGAGCTTTCCAATAGCATTTGTACCTGCGGGCAGGGCTGCTACTACGTCAACTTGCATTTCCGTACCTGACACTGCTCCTGCAATGGTTGTCGTATCTACCTCTATTGCGTCTAAAACCGCATTGTCTGTTGCTGAAAGATTAGCCGTTACTGTTCCATCAACCGTTAAAATCCCCCCATTATCATCAACTGATAAAACTCCCGTTGAATCTGTGGCTACTGTTACTCTTAACGCAGTCGCTTCAAGACCAGCTCCGATGGGAACTGCCGCCCCATTGAACTGTGTAATATTAAATCCTGCTCCTGAAACTGCATTATCAATAAGTTGGACTGCTGTTAATATCCCACCCGTATCTGCATCAATAGTTCCCAATAAAACTTCACTAGCAGCCGCATCAACTACAAGAGCAGCGGTATCTGCCAGAATTGCATCGCTATTAAAATCTTGTGTCCATAAAGCCCCCTCGGCCGTACCCCTTAAACCTATCCAGTCCCCCTCTATAGGGGTTACTGTAGTTAAGGCATCGTCCCTTTCCATCATAATAGCCTTACCTACTTGAGGATTGGCTGTAGCTACGTCTTCTGTGTATTCCGTTCCGCCTCCTACGGAGTCTATATAAGCTCCTGCTGATGTAACCAGCTGGACGTAGGCTGCTCCGTAATTTGTTCCTCTTTGAGCCACATTATCCCCATCTGTTGTAACCTGAGTTGCGGGAGTATCGGTTCTTACCAGAATTTGAGCATTCCCCACAGGATTTGCAGCAGCCGCTGCATCTTCGGTATATTGCGTTCCACCCCCAAATGATGTAATAGGATCTCCGCTTGAATCGGCTATAGCTACCCAAAGAGCGCCTTTTGATGTTCCCCTTGCCCTAGACCAGTCGCCTTCAGCCTCGGTAACAGTAGCTAGTTGGTCATCTCGCGTTATCATTAAGGCGTTTCCTACGGGATCGGCGGGAGCTGCGACGTCCTCTGTATACTGTGTCCCTCCTCCTATGCCTACATCATCGCCAACGATTTGAACTAACATTCCCCTTGTATCAGGATCGTATTGAAACGGTCTTATAGAGGCTCCTGTATCTGTAGCAGATGACGTACCGCCTATAGCGGTAACAAAATTAGCATCTCTTGGTAAAATTCCACTTGGCATTTTTTTAACAAAAAACCCGTCAACGACGGGTAAACTCCTTATTTTCTATTATACTACAATTCAGGTCTGACCTAAATACCTATCCACTTTTTCCCTATCTTTAGCTAGCCTTTCCTCTTTAACTTTAAGCATTTCGGACTTCTCCCTTAGATTTTCTTCTCTAATAGATAATTCTTTTTTATCCTCTTCGATTTTCTTCGCTCCCTCTATTACGATTTGTTTTTCTTTTTCCAGAGATACCTTTTCATTTTCTATCTTCACTCTCTCTTGGGCGTTATTCTCTTTTAGAGAATTTAGTCTCTCTCTATCCTCAGACATTCTCTGCCACTCCTCGTCTAGCTTGTGTTTTTTAATCTCAATCTCTTTATTCTCTTTCTCATTTTTTTTAGCTTGCTCATCTTGAAATTTCCTCTCGGCTATAACCTTAGCCTCTCTTTGATTTAGGTTTTGTTCTCTAGTGTTTAACGTAGCATCTCTATTCCCTTGCTCCTTATCTTTACTTTCTAGATTTTCGTTTATTATTTTGAGTTCCTGTAGCTTATTATTTAGCTGTTCTTCTAACTGTTTTATATCCTCAAATAATTGCATTATTTTACCTCTATTAAGTCTTTTATCTCTTGAATCCTTTTAGCTCTTCCTTTTTTAGGAGGGTTTTCCCAATAAATTTTATCTATGAGCTTTTGTTTGATCAGCTCGCCTATCTTATCTGGGAACTCTTGAATTTCTCCTGCCTTTAATGTGAATTTTTGAGGGTTTGGGCCTAATTTATCAAAGTAGGTTACTACATCGTCTAAGGTAGGATTGTAAAGTTTGCTCATTTCTCATCTAATTTTTTCTCAAGCTCAGCAAAAGAAATTAAAAGCTCTTTTATAATATCCGTTTTCACCTTGCTTGTTATTCCTCCTATTGAAGAAACTTCATCAAATTTCACTCTTACATTTTCAGGAGTAACTCTTATACCTAAAATATTTGATACAGATAGAAATAAATTATCAGTTATACTCATTTTTTCTTTTTTGGCTTCGGTTCTTCTTCATCAGGTTCTTCTACAACTGCGGGCTCTTCTACTATTGGCTCGATTGTTTGTACATTCTCAGAATCATTAGTAGATAGTGTGGTAGGGGATATTTCCTCCCTTTCTGGGACTTCTAGGTTATCGCTAGTGGGCTTTTGTGATTCTTCCTCATCAAATACCTCTCCAGCATTAAATTGCTCTTTAGAGGCTCTCTTATCAACCTCAGTTATCCTATTAGATTCTGGCAGTCCATACTCTTTATAAAGACCTCTATTGAGAACTGCGACTATCCTATCTCTTTTTCCCATCAGATTTTTGAGATTTCTTGACTCAACTTGAAACTGCTCGGTATGTAAATTCATTTTGGGAAATCCCTTTGACATTCTCTTTTCGTTTTCCTCTAATACCATTTTGTCTGATTTGTTAATGATGATTTTATCCGACATTTCATCCCAATATTTCTGCGCTACATAATAGGGGACTATTGCTTCTTCTTTAGCCTTAATTGGCCATACTTCGGGAGAAACAGAAGCATTCAGAACCACCTCAAAGTCTTGATTTGTGGGATTATATACCTTCCAGAGGTCTCTTGATCTTCTCTCTAACTCTGCCTTTTGGATATCAGCCGACTTTCGTGTTTTCTGTGTTATGGGATCCATATTAATTTACTGACTTATTAGCCTTGGGTGGTGCTATCTGACTTGAGTAGACAGCTATAATTTTGGGAGGATAGATAATCATCGCACCCTTCGGGGTATGCTCAATTTCTGGCTTATCTGTGCCTATTAAAATATCCTGTTCTTTGAGAAATCTATTGAGGACTGTTTGTGCTGGTTCTTTCTCTGTTGGAGGTTTTGGTTTTCTATCTTCTGACATAGGTAAATTCCTTACTAAAATGTATTATAGCATATTTTAACTTGATTGGATAGATACTGTCGCGTTACTTGATAAAGGCTGCCAGATTAAAAAGAAATCAATTACTCCTGATGTAGGTTCAGTAGTTGTGGTATAGATATATTCAATATCCGTATTCGCTCCGTTTTTTGCAACAACAACAAAGGGGGAGAAATAATCGGTTTCCAAAGTCGTTGGTTCTGAGACTCTCTCTTGTGCCGAGGTTAAGAGAGTTAAAGCCGCTGCGGCAAGTCCCTTTTTAACAAGAATAGATCCAACTGCTGCTGATGAGATAGTTGTGCCTGTATTAAGGGTTATATCCGATTGAGCAGTCTGATCATTTAATCTAAAATATGCTGCAGTATGATTTGCTCCAACAACAGTCTTAACAACTCCATATAATTTCTGGACTAGAATTGAGCCTGTGATCCTGAAAAGAGGCTCTGTTTTTGTTTCATTCGAAGCATCAAGAGTTAGAGGAGCACGGGAACGAAGTCCTCCGACATCTATTGTTCTTCCGTTGTCATCAATCTGCTGGATTCTCTCAGACATATTTTAATTATAGCACATTCCAAAGCTTCTTTTGTGTCTTAAAGTTCATTTTGTATAAATGTTCCCACCATTTCTGAAATTTCTCATTTACGTTATCCATTAGGAATTGCTCACCATATTCTCTAACCCCTTTTCTATCTAAGCCCATAGCTTTTTGGGTTGCCTCAATAAACTCTCCTATAGTATTTGCCCTATATCCTGATATGCCATTTTCATTTATTTCGGGGAAACAAGCGTGATCCGATGTGACTACAGGCGTTCCTGAAAGCATTGACTCTACCTGTACGCCAGCGAAAGGCTCTAGATACTGAGAGGGAACTAGTGTGACTAGGGCGTTTTTCATTACATCTTTTCGCTGTTTAGAGTCTAGCACGCCTAAATATTCAGCTTTAGGATAATTTTTCATAAAAGAAATATCACCCTGTCCTGCTATTTTAATAGGCATATTTAGCTCTATAGCTATCCTCAAGGCAATCAAAGTGCCCTTTTGTGGATTTAAACGCCCCATAAATAAAAGGTAGTCTTTTGGTTTATCATTAAACTCAAAATCTTCTGGATCAAAATAATTGGGGATAACTCTGTCATCTGGGCTTCTATGGAGATCTGACGTGGGATGTTCCTTTCCATAGGTAAATGCTTGTAAAAAGGATGACTCAAAAGCTCTATAGGGAGCAAAAGAGCCAAGATAGCCTATGCCTGGCTCGACAGTTAACTTTAGATTAATTGCTGTCGCTACATCTCTTTGATAAACACCTTGCGACAAAAGAAGAAAATCGTCGTCCTGTTGGTAGGATCTTATCCTTTGTATTACTCGTGCATGAAATGCTTTTGTCATCTCCGTAGGAAGAGTTTTAAGATCATGTTTTGTACCTTTCTGAATATCATAGCCTAACTCTGAGTCAAAGCCCTCTCCATATTCCGCAACGATTTCGTCCATCTCCGCACATTTTTCGAATATTAAACGCTGGCTAGAGAAATCTGTATAACCCGTTCCGTATAAAAAGACCGTATGGCCTTTAGATAGGAGCATTCGCGCTAGCTTATGAACCTTGGATTGGAAAGCGTCAACGGAGTATTTTTTTGTTATAGGGAGAAAGGGGAGGGCAAGTAGGTGAAAGCGAAAGTGCTTTTTATCTCTGTTTTGCACATACTTATTATATCATTGTTCGCCCTTTTTAGTGATCTTGAACTTAATTAATCCTCCGTATGCCGAGTATAGATTGCCTATCTTTTCAAAAATAGATTTTAACTCGTCTTCTAATTGTCCTGCCATCAATTCTAAATCACTTTCTGACTTATAAGAAAGAACTCCTGAGGGAGAAAGTTCTATCTCGCCAGAATATTCATGGTCATTATCAAACTTGAGGATAAAATCGTGTGTATATGCCATTTTAGGCAGGATCGTAATCGGAGTGAGACTTAAACGTTTTATCGGGATTAGACCGAGAATCGCCTCTTTTCTTAGAAGCTTTTGGTTCTTCTTCTAAGGATTCATCTTCCAATAATTCTTCGTCTTGTTTGAATGGATTTTTCATGTTAGCTTGCTACTGCCATGAGTCCTGCTGTTGCTGCAGTTGCTACAAGCATATTGCCTGCAGTATAAACGTTTGCAAAGTTATCGGCCCAATCCGTTGCTCCTATAAGCCATGAGTCGGATAAAATTATAACTCCACCTAGCGATGCTGTTAATGCCATAGCTACGGTCATTGTGGTAGCTGCCGATCTTATTGGATTAATGAAGAAACAATGATCGAAAATAAGATGTCTATCCATATCCTGAGCTGTGTCTGCTCTAACGAATAGATGCCCAGCATTATCAGCATAACCCGTTATAATGCAGTCTTTAAAAGTATTTCTTTGTGCTGGCCCATCAATTTCTATTTCTACGTTTGCATCCGATCTCTCAACAGTATCTAATCCAATATAGCAGCCATCAAACATATTTTCGTCTGCATCCGATAGCCAAAGACTCTTAGCATCCGTGTCATCCCCTGCTGTAGTGTCTCCTATGCCTGCAAAGTGGACTGCACCGAAATAATTTCTATCCCCCGTTACCTTGAATAAGACATTATTATCTACAAATGTTCCAAATTGAAGATTAATAAATCTATTTCCAGAACCCGAGAGAGTGAATAACGAGGTTGTAGTTGTCGATTGTCCTGCTGTATCCCAGAGAATCCTTGCCCTAGGTGAAACCCTAGAAGGTGCTGGTGCTCCGACTACCGATACTAGACTTTTTGAAAATGTTACTAATCCTCCTGAAACCGCTGCTGATTCATTTGTTCCCGACCCCGATCCCGTTCCCGCTGGTGCCACGATAATCATGTCGTAATTATCCGTTGTGGCATTATCATGTGCCTTATATAATGAAGCAAAAGCACTTTTAAAGGCTTTCCCTGATCTGCCTGAATCAACACCATTGACTCCATCTACATAATGAACTCTATTTATAAGGGGAATTCCATTAGAAAATGCGAGATTTTGTGGAAAAACCTTTGCTCCAAATCCGAATGCTGGTGTATAATTTGCTGCGTTCATAATTTTAGGTCTATCTTTTTAAGAGAGTCAACCTTATGCTCTTATTGCTAAGTCTACTAGCTGATATTCAGTATCTACTCCTGCTGTTCCTGCTACATGTCCTAGAAATGCTTCTCCTGCCGCATCGTTTGCCTCAACTGCTCCTGATACGCCTGTACCGATAGTTAAAGCTAGTCCGTTTGTTATAGCCTCATCCATTAAGACTGCGCAAGGGCCGTATGTTTGAATCCAGCCGTATTCTGCTGCTGTTATAGCTACGTTTGGTACTCCCAAAACTAGATCTGCTTGATCTAATACTGAGATTACTGCTCCTGCATAGAAGTTTTTGATAAGATCAACATTTACCTCTGCTGTTGCTCCTGCTGTATCTATAGCTTCTTTTAGAAGAAACGTTCCCGCTGTGGAGGCTGTTATTGCATCGTGTCCCTCAATTGGGTATGCTCGACCCTCTCCTGTGCCATCCTGAACTACTAGCCAGCCATCCTGATAATCATTAGCTGCTGCATTTCCTGTTCCGATTGTTACAGATACTTTTTTAGCATTTGCTGCTGGTGCTGTTGCGAAGGAAAGGTTTATCCTTTGTGCATCAACTGTAGCCGCAACTGTCAATTTTCCTCTTGCTAAATTAGATGCTCCCGCTAGAGTAAATCTCCAGGCTCTTCCCGTAGAGTCCTCTGTCATTCTATGACCTACTTCAACTAATCTTGACGCGCTTGTTTGTGTAAATAATGATGGTGATAGTGTATTCATATTATTCGATTCCGTCTATATTATATAACTGTCCGTTTCTTCGTAGCTCCCAGACACATACGTTACCTACTAGGGCAAAGTATGCTACTGTTCCAAGCTGTGTTACTAAGCTCTCGTCTTTTCGATAGAACCAGCCCACTGGGGATGGGGGCATATCTACTAATGCTGCTGTCGATTGATATCCTTCTCCTTGTGAGAGATCAACTTTCTCATATCTCTCTCTAAGTCTTGGCGGAACTCTATCGTTTCCGTACCAACCGAATGTTCTTTCGTTAAGAGAGTAAAGCGATTCTGCTTTTGCTGAGTCGTCCTTTATAATAGGTACGTTTCGATAGAACATTGTTGTAAATCCTGCTTTTGCTCCAAATTCGCCTGGGGCCAATACTTCGAGACCTCTTAAAGGAAGCTTTGGCATTTGGTTTGCAGAGAATTGATTTTGAAGGAATGGCGTTAAGAGCTCTTCAATATAGCTCCATACTGTTTTTGTAGTTACGTCGATTGTCGGAGATCCTTCTGCTGATCCTGATGCAGAGACCGCATCGTGGAGCGCAGAGATCTTAGCTGCTGTTACAACCGAGGAAGCGTCTGTGTATGTTCCTTTAAGTACAGTATATGTTGTTTTTGATTGTCCGCCAATTGTAGATTTAAGTGTTCCGTTATCTGCGAAAGAGTCAAGACCTTCTGGCTGATCGCCTGTTCCTGCTCCAAATACTGCATCTCCCAACTCTTGGGTAACTACTGCTGCTGCCTCCTTGTATTTGAAAGCCTCAAGGTCGATTACGTTTCTATCACCATCATTAGCAAAGTCTTCATAGTCAATCATCGCTTTTGGCTGGACACCCATTGTCCTTGCATAGGAAAGGACAATAGTATTGTCAACTGCTGATGCGGAAAGCTCTTCTCCACCACCGCCGAGCCATCGAAATTGATTGTCTCTTGAGTGTGTTACTGTGAAGTCTTTTGTTTTACCAGAGAAGGACTTACCCATTCCTAGAAGTCTTGATGCAAATGTGGTAGCAGATAGAACATTATCTACAACCTTTCGGTATAGATCTCTATCTGAGAAGTTTTCGACTCTATTGCTGTTTGTTATTCCGTCGTAAGCTATTTTATTATCCTACTCTTTCTAGTTAATAAAAAACCAGCCCTTTTGGCTGGTTAAATTACCTTAATGATATTGTAGAATAAATAATATTCCTTGTCAACTAGGAAAATTTAATCTAGCAAAGTCCTTATGATGAATTTTTGCTAATTTATCATATTCTTTAGCAGCTTCTATTTCAAAATCAAAATAACCACTATGTATTCTTTTTTTATTTATTTGTATACGAGCTATCCATTTATTCCTATTTTTCAAAAAATGTACACCTTTATATTGATTATTTGTATCTTTACGTTTAGATACATTTCTTACATTTTCTGCCCTTGTTGCAATCCTCAAATTTTTCCTTCTATTATCGAGTTTATCTCTATTGATATGGTCAACTTCTTGAAAAAGAGATACTCCTAAAATATATCTGGACATTCTAATTGTATTTACGCCTCGTTTTGCATAACCATTATTATATTGCCATTTATACTTTATAAGATTGGGGTAATCTTCATCATCTACTAGAGCAAATTTACCCTGAGTTAAGGGAATAGGTTTCATAGAAATAGTATACCATCAGAGAACCATAGAATCAATTAGAGGTGTCAAGAGGTTTCTTTTTCGCGTACCATCTCTTCTATAGGTGTTTTATGTAATTGTTCATAACTAAGTCCCTTATTAGGTGTAGTTGATCTTCCCCCTCCAGATATCGGGGTATTGGCACCATCCGTTGTATTTGTTTGCAAAACTTCTGGGAACTCATAAAAGATTTCTTTAACAGTCGGGACATAATCTACTCCGTTTTTCTCATTTTCATCTAATATTTGTTTTAGTTTAAGTAGAATCTTAGTTTTTGCCTGATTGCCTGGATCATTAAGATCGTCTGCCTTTTCTATCTTGGGAACTTTACCCGCTTCTGACAATTCATTATATTGTCGTTGCCAAAGCGTCTGAAACCTATTAGCACCTTCTGTTAATTGCTGCTCTCTTTGCTCCGATTCTTTCTGTTCCTGTTTTTCTCTTTCTGTTAAAACTTCCTCAGCTCCTTTTCTTCCCTGCTCTCTGACAAAATTTGCCAGCTCTTCTTTATCCGTTGGAAGTCCCTCTTTCTCTTTCTGGGTAAGACCTAATGCCCCTCCTATCTTTTCAAGCAGACTTTTAGATACTGTTTCCGAAACGGAGTCCGATATTTCTTTAGAAAGTGATTCTTTATCTACGCTTGGTGCTGGAGGGGGTGTGGGTGGAGTTTCAGTAGGTGGAGGAGTAGGAGCACTTGGAGGCGTTGGCTCTGCAGGTGGAGTAGGTGGTGTTGGTGTGGGATTATTTGGATCTTCAGGCATGGTAAATTCCTTACTTAATTAGTATAGCACATTACACCATATTTTTCAAAGCGTGTTGTGCCATTTCAGTTTTATTTACGTGTTTAGGGAGTTTTTTCCCTTTGGGGGTCTTGCTTTCAAATTCCTTAGCTATCTTTGGATGGTGAACGTACATATATCCTCTTTGAGCTTTAGAAACAAACATTACATCATCTCCTTTTTATGTTTCTCCATTTCCTTTTCTGACATCATCATTGCCTTTTTTGCCATTTCCATTTTAGACATCTTCTTACTTTTCATTTTACCTTTCATATGGATCACCTACCTATAACTCTCTTAATACTTGTCATAGCTCTTTGTAAGACGTTCGGACTGCCTTGAGGCTCCGTTGCTATATTTGTTGTATCCACAGGAGACGGTGTGGTAGGCGCAGCCTCCCCCTCAGCAGGAGGTGTAACTGGCGGCGGAGCAGTAGATTCGTTTAGCCTAGTCACTTGATCTGCCAGTTGTTTTATATCCTGACCTAATACTACCTTTTTATACCAAAGCTCAGGACTTGAATTAAATAGGAATAGAGCCTCTGCCCGTCCCTGCGGATCGGGAATATTTAGATCTTTATAATAATAGAAGGGGTCTATCAGCTTAAGCTGTGCCATATTTGTTGCATTCCTCTCGGCTCTCAGCTTATCCGTTGTCGAGGCTTTAACTATAACCTCCATGCCATCATCTATAGAGTCGTTTGTGAGACGAAGCGAGAGGTACTTCCCCTCCTCTATTCCCGCTATCTGTTTAAAATGATCCTCGGTATATCTAAGCTTCATTATGTGAAGTCTGGCTCTAACAGACTCCGTTGATACATGAAGAATAGTGTCATTTACCAAATCGTCATTTGTGGCGTAATCCGCTTCTCTTGAAATCTGATTAGTAGTAGCTACCTGTGTAGTTATCTCTCCTCTCGTTGCTCCATGTGCTCCTACTTTGGCAAACATTCGCTCTCTTCGTTCCCTAATATGAATAAACATTTCGCCAGGGGGCATGACAGGCTGTATAAAAGAATGGACTTTTGATGGATCTCCTTTTACTACCGCATCAACATCAGGGTTATTCATATCCATATTTTTGAGATCCTTTTTAGTTACACCCGAATCGCTTCCCCAGATATGCTTCCCTTTATTATTTTTAACCATATGGTCTGTTTGTCTTTCCACCTCGTCCATAGACTTTTGAAGAGGTATTACCTGCTCTATTCTAGAAGTCTCATCTATAGCAGATCTTAAAAACTGGTCAAATGTCATGAATATAAAAGGCTTTCTTGGATATTTGAAGTAATTATTAAAAATTTTCTTTATCTCAAATCCTTGTGGCTCTTGGCCCGTTAATATAATCTGTTGCATTACGTCTGGGGAAACTATCTGACCTTCAATGGTAGGTACATCGTGTCCTTCATAATCCCAATTAGGATTTTTGGTTTTCCCAAGCAAGACCTTATCGGAAAGCTTCCAAGCAACACCAGACATAAAGTTAAACTTAGCATTCTTCTCAGCATCAAAGTCTTCTGCTTTGTCAAACCAATCAAACCAGACTTCAGCTACTTTAACTTTTTGGGCCATCAAAACATCTTCTGTATTTTCAAGGGGAGGATGTTTCTTGGCCACATATTCCTTAATTTCTTTTTCCTTATTGGGAAAGAGCATAGTCCATTCCTTAGCAGTCTTTTCAACATAATGAATAATATAGAGCATCTCATCAGGATTTGATGTTAGGGCAGTATGATCTACTAGGACATGGTCTGGATTTATAACTTCTTCTACAATGTCTCCCATCTTGTTTCTAGAGGCATCCCATCGATATTTCCTGACAGCTATAAAATAGGCAGGAAGATGCTTAAACATCATTCCCAAATCCTGTTTATTCTCTGAAGAATCGATATATTTCTCAAACCACTTAGTAAGAAGCTCTGCGGTCAACTTTCGCTGTGCATCATTTCCCAAGCCCCCTGGCTGGACGACCATATCTGGCATTTTTGATACGGCTAGAGCTTTTAGGGTCTTCTCAAATTCGTAGATTACATTATCTAAAAACTCTGATTCATATTTTTTAAGCTCTTTGCCTATTAATTGTTTTCCGAAAAGATATTTAATGTTTTGTTTTCTTCGTTCCTTCAGATTAATTTCTGGGGAATCCCAATGAGCCTTTGATTGTTTTTCAAGTTCGGTTAGATAGGTAAGAAGTTTTGAATCGTCAATACTGAGATTGAGCGGGGCGAGAGTAGGCAAGACATCAGTTTCGGCAGAAAATCTATTATCCATTTACTTATATTATAGCATTATTTACTGGCTTAATTTTTACCATTCCTCTATAAGTTAGGCTTTCTTTGCAAAAAGGATTAGAACAAATATATGATTCACCCTTTTTAATGTCTGATTTATTCTGAAATAAAACTACTTTATTATTACTGAAATATAGCTGGGGAGCCTGACAATTAAAACAATGATAAGTTTTTATGGGAATATCATCAAAATATTGATCCTGTATCCAAAAATCTACGCCATCTCCGTTTTGACCAGAAGATATAAATGAATAAAAAATGTTTGCACTATGTTGGAGTCTTTGAGGTCTTATCATAACCTGGGGCGTTTCATCTGGATCATAGCCTGGGAAAATGGCGGTTACCTCACCTTGATACTGGGTAGTTATATTTCGGGTATAAGGACAAAAAAACATTTTCAGCTGTCTTGCCTGTTCTGGCTTTGAGAGAAGAACTGTTAGAACATTTTGACCCGTAATTTCTTTAGACATATTTACTAGAGCCTACCAAGAGCTTCGAACTCCTGACCTGCTCGTTACAAGTGAGCTGCTCTACCAACTGAGCTAGGTAGGCTAAATTATTTTCTTGAAAAACTCCTCTTCATCCTCCCCGAAAATATCTTTATCTTCCTCTATTGTAGTTGTTTCTTTATTAATTATACCACTCTCGGCAGTTCCTACATCTGCATTTATCCACTTAATACTTGAGAAGCCATAGCGACAATTATGAACTAATATTCCATTTGCAAAATATTCAGGTTGGCCTTGTACTTCAAGATTATATACTGGTTGGGTACTGTGGAATTTTACTTTTAATACCCGAGCCTCGTCGTCTAGTCCTAAGATTCGCTGCCTTACAATTATTATGACAAAATTTAGATACTTTTGGAAAATATGTTTCATATTCTCTGCCACAAAACTGACATTGTTTTGTATATTTTTTCTTTTTCTTCCATGCATTTTTACTATTTTTCCTATGCCACTCTCTGCCTTCTTCTGAAGCGTGCCAAGCTTTTGTAAGTGGTCTGACTCTATCAAGATGTTCTTTTGATGGAGGATGGAGTTTACCATGATAGGATAAGTGCTCAAAGGCAGTAAACCGAACAAGATTTGAAATATCATTATTCTTTCTATTATGGTCTTTATGGTGTATGTGATAGCCTTTGCCAACTTTTCCGAAATGGTATTCCCATACTGCAAGATGAAGCATTTTACCTTTTCTTTGGAAATAGTGTTTTTCAGAAAAATAATACCTTTCTCCATTAAACTCTTGAATGCTTGCGGATAAGACAATTGTGTGCATACCCTATTATCATACCGCAAACTATCTATCGGTACAAATCCTTTCTCCTGTATAAATACAGGATGATTAGCTGTACCGATAAGCCTCCTTCCATTTGACAGTTCTACTTCAAATACTTTTTCAGCAAGACTCGTTAAGCCACTGTTCATTACTATTTTATATCCTTTACGAGTTAAAACTCTCTCTCCTGCTTGTATGCTTTCGATGGGTTTTTCCCCACACATTGTTTTAATCATTGTCCCCGCAATCAAGCAGGAATCTAAAGCATCATCCTCTCCCGACTGATCTATGTCCTCTACTTTGTTTTCATCATGGACAGCGGCAGGAAGCGTTCTTATAAGATTTATACAATTCTCTGTTATCTGCCAATAAGGAAGCCCGTCAGGTGCCATGGAGAGCCAGTGTTGCATATTTTCCCACCCTGCTACCCTATTTTTTGAGGCGGGCTGAAGAATACCCCTATACTCTTCGTTCTCCTGATAGAAAAGATCAGCTATTGTAGTCCCAAAGTCCGTGGCAGATTGTGTAAATATTTGATTATCAGCCATAATATTTGAGAGGCTAGAAATTTTTAGGTTATATCCTTTTAACCTTTGCTCTATAGTCTCCGCCCATTCCTCTGGCTTTTTCTCTGTTCCATATATTTCTGCGAAGGTTATTATACGGTGAAATTTAACGCCTCTAAAAACTGCGGGCCTCACATGATGCAGATAAAAGGCAAAGTTATCTACACGCCCCCAATCTAGGCTACCCATAACCCATCCCTCTTTAGTAGGGGAATGATGTGGGATAACGTGAACGTCCTTTGAGTAAGTTCTAAAATACTGCCCTGCGAATGTATCCCAGTCGCCTTTACGCCAAGCTTTCCAAAGAGACTCATCCGTATTTTTTAACGCATCCAGCTGTTTTATATAATCTGGATCTACCTCTTTTAGTCTAGGATTGTCGTCTAGCGTTGCGGGTATATAGATACGTGTTCTTCCTGAAACGGGATCTTTAAATAGAGTGTTGGCAGGAGCAGGATCTATAAATCGTTGTTTTACCCATTGATGTCCCACACCTCCTGGGTTAGTTGTTAAAAATATTCGCGGTTTTAGCTCAGGTATTGTAGAGCGACAGGACGCAATGAGCTGGAGGTATCGCTTTTCGTCGGGTATTTGCGTAAGCTCCTCAATAAGCATTCTATGGTATTCGTGCCCCATATATTTTGTGTAGGCTTGGTCGTCTTTTAAATGTCCTGTTCTAATTATCGCTCCCCAAGGAAACGAGATAATTGCGGGCCTATATGCTATCTGGACGTTTTGTAGCCTAAAGAAGCGATGGGCTCTATCTATCCAGTCCGAGAGATCGTCTGCATTTTTTCTTATTACTAAGGCACGATAACGAGGATGCTTAAAATCATATTTTAGCCAAACTATGCCCGCATCTGTTTTGCCAAGCTAAGGCCCACGACTTCCACCAAAAAGAGTTTCGAAAGCTGTTGAGAGTAATGCTTGTTCCTGTTTAGGAAAGGGCATCCAAATTTCTTGATGACTATCGTGAGCCAATAAACATCACCCCCAACTTTTTATTTCTATAGTGTAATTTAGTATGTTCTGATTTTGATAAAACCATTTGAATTTCGAATTTTTGATTTATTCATTTTTCCTCTTAGGCATATATGTAACTAGACCTTCGATCTTTTGTCCTTGAGAGGTTAGATCTGTAGGCTGTTTTGGAAAACCCTCTATTCTATTGGCTATTTCTTTTATGGCGTTTATATCGCCTTCTATGGCCATCCTTACTATTCTAGCGGCCATAGCGTGTTTAGCTTTTACTTTCTTGTTACTGCCTTTAATAGTTAATAATTTTTCTAGCTCTTTTCTGTATAGTCCCATGAAAGTCCAAGGCATTTTTGGCCGTCCGCCTGGATTTCTTGTTTCACCTTTTTTAATTGGATTACTAGGATGTGGATTAGCCATTGTTTTTTGTTTCTTTTTTGTTCTGAATAAAGTTTTTACCACTCATAGCCACACTTTGGGCATTTGTTTTTCTTTTTTTCCTTTTCTTTCTCTAATTCAGGTATGAGGTTTGCTAAATTTCTTGGTTCTGTCATATCTACAGCATAATTCTCCCAATCTATTTCCTGGTATTCTCCTGTTAAATTAGCAAGTAATTCGCTATCGTAGAATCCTGCCCTATCATTTAGAGCTAGAGCAATCCTAATTTTATTTTCTTCATTTTTTGGTTTAATTATTTCTACCCATATATCTTTTATTCCTAATTCTTTATAAACTCGGAGTCTCATATTTCCCCCTAACACTTCTCCATCGGGAGTTATAACTAAAGGTTGCATCTGTCCAAAATCTGTAATGTGTTTAATTAATCTTTCGTAATCCTTATCTTTTATGGAACGAGGATTACGACTCCAATTTTTAAGTGTTGATATATCTCTAAATTCTTTATTCATCCTCTTCCTCCTCTTTTTCGGTTTTTCCTGTCATTAATTTTTCCGTATCCTTATATTCTGCTTTTAACTTAGGATTTTCTTCTATTTCTATCTCTTCCGCATTTGGTCTTTCAACACTTCCTACTTCTATTTTATCTTCCTCGATTATCGCTTTACTTTCTGCTGTTTGAGGAAGCATATAATAACGAACTATTTTTTCTTTCGTAACAACGGAAAGATCTGCTGAATCTAGTATTTTGTCGATTAAAGAAAGTAATGTTATTTTATTTATTCTTTTAGCCATTAATTTATCTTTCTGAAATTATGATATTCATTACATTTTACGCAGTAAAGTTTTTTTAAATGTCCCTTTTTGCGTAAATGACCAGTTTTCCTTGCAACCTTATTATAAAATCCCGTCTTTTCACAAACATAAATTTCGCTCATTTAATTTTATGGTGTCTTGTCATTCCGTTATAAACATATTTAGCATTTTTAGTGTCTTTTTTCGTTACCCCCGCCAGCCTATCCGTACCATGTGCCTCTACGAACTCTTTTGATAAAACCCCATCGTGAAAAGGCTGGAGCATGTCCTTAGCGTATTGTTTTCTCTGAAGCTTTGTAACAGGAGAGGCAAAGTCATATGTTTGTTTTTGGCTAGGTTTAGGTATTCTCTCATTTTCTTTTTGACAATTTTTCCCTGGTAATACTCCATACTCGCTATGTATTATTGCTTTTTCCCTTTGACACTGTGGGCAAGTCTTATCCTTAAAAGTTCTTTTCTCGATATCCATCCTTTACCTTCCATTTTGACAAATCCTTGATCAAGATATAAACAACATTTTTTATATTTCCTCCCTGATCCACAATGACATGGATTATTTCTATTGTTCACTTTTCTCTTCGTTTACAGTGCTTGCCCCTTCTGAGGTAATTAAAAGTGTAGCAACTGAAATTGCGGAGCGGAGAGCCTCCGTAAGTACCATAGTAGGATCAACTATCCCTGCTTCCAGAAGATCTTTGAGTTTAAGATCTGTTACATCTACCCCCCATCCGAAGGGTTTATCCTCCAATTTAGCGAGGAAATAATCAGGCTTTAGTCCTGCATTCGTTAACAGCTTATGGAAGGGTTTTTCTATAGCCTGCCCAAGTATTCTAAAGGCATACTCTTCGCTTTCGTTTTCTGTTATAAGCTTATTTCTTGCAGTAAGAAATGCCACTTCTCCTCCTGGTACGATTCCTTCCTGTATAGCGGCCTTTGTTGCGAGGATTGCATCATCTACCCTTTCCTTCCTTTCAGACATTTCAAGCTCCGTCGCTCCGCCCGTCTTAATTACATAAACCCCCCCTGTCATTTTGGACAGTCTTTCCCGTAATTTCTCCTGGTCTAGGTCGGATTCTGGATCTTTAAGTAAGGTTTTAATTGCCATAATTCTATCTTTTATGGCTTTAATATTTCCTTTATTCTCTAAGATAGTCGTTGACTCACGGCTCGCCTTAACAGTTGATGCAAATCCTAAATATTCAAAGGGGATATCTTTTAAGAGTTTCCCTGATGCCTCATCTACTACAGTACCTCCGCACATTGTCGCAATATCTCCTAGCATTTCCTGTTGGTATCGTCCAAAGGAGGGAGATTTAACACAAAGTATATTCATCATACCTTTTCGTTTCGTTTCGATAAGAGATGCTAAAGCATTTCCTTTTATATCTTTGGCTATGATTACGAGATTTCGTATATTATTGGGCTTCAGTACGCTTTCGACAAAGGGCAGGAATTCATAAATATCTTCTAATTCTTTTTCTAAAAACAAGATATGTGCATCTTTTATCGTAGCCGTGAGAGACCTTATATCGGTTATAAAATATGGGGAAATAAAGCCTCTATCTATAGAGATTCCCTCCTGATGCTCAAGTGTGGTCTCATGGGATTTTGATTCATCTGCCGTTATAACCCCCTCTACCCCTATTTTATGGTAGGTTTGGCCTATCATTTCCCCCAACTTTGGGTCTTCCGAAGCGACAGTAGCGATCTGTATCTTTTCCTTTTCCGTCTCTATTGGTTTTGATAATCTTCTTATTTCTTCTATTAAGATATCCCGTCCCTTTTTCAAGCCTTCTATTAAAGCCATAGGGTTTATTCCTGAATCTATTAAAACCATGGCTTCTTTAGCGATTTGGTATCCTAGAACTATGGTAAGAGTGGTTCCGTCTCCTACCAAGGACGCTTGTTTTTCCGATGCCTCTCTAAGGATTTGTGTTCCTATAGCCTCAAATTTATCTTTTGGATTAACAAAGCGGGATACTTTCAGTCCATCGTGAAGAATGGAAATGTCAAACCCTTGATTTACTGCAATATTTCTACCCCTAGGGCCTTGCGTTGTAGCCACTAATTTATAAACCTTTTCCGCTCCGCGCATTATAGCGTCTCTTGCCTCTTTGTTATATTTGTGTTCGGTGAAATGCTGGCTCATTTAATTACTCCTAAAACTCTCCCGTATGGTGCGATAACGAACTCATACCTTGGGTTTCCTTTATATTCCATTTTTGTACGTTCTACCCCAGCTATTGAAAAGAGAACAAAGTCTCCTACTCTGGCAAAAAAGGGTGTTTTGTTTCCATTCTCATCAGGCAAAGGGTCTCCTATTGCTATGATATGGCCTTTATAACTTTTGTCTATGGGATCAACTGTTGCAACCCAATCTGATTTTTTATCTTGTTCTTGGGGATCTATTAAAACGTAATTTGGCGCAGGTTCAAAATTCATTGGTAAATTCCTTAATTCCTATTATATCAGAATTACTTTCATTCTGACAAGGATATTAAGCCTCTATTTCGATAATCTTCTTAGGCAGGAAAAATAAGATTACGAGAACAAACGCCTAATAAGAACTTGTTAATTAAGTCCGTGCTCCTCAAAAAAAATATTGCCAGAGCGGACTTCAAGTTGAGAGAGCTTTTCTTTATAAAGCTCATAAATTGCTAAGTAGTTTTTTTCTTTATAAATAATTGTTTGATTGCTTAAAAATTCTAACTCATTATATTTCTTTAGTCCAAGCTCCTCTATAAGTTTTCTAGTAAAAACTCTGAGGTTTCCGTGTTTAAAAATATTGCATTGCTTGTCCTGTGGCTTTACTACTTCTTCCATAAATAGAACTGCATTATTTCTACCTTCAATTCCGTGCCCTGCGTCCCCTTCTTTATAATAAAAGGGTCGTTCACACGTATAACAAATGCAAATTCCGTCTTTTGAATTTTTAAGTCTTGTGTAGAGAGAGAAGATATCCCAAGCTTTCTTTTTTGCTCTTGCGATAGGGGATTTGCGGTATCGATTTAAACCTTTTTTTACTTTTTCTTTATGAGCAGGTTTCGGAAAAAGCATTCTTATATCAAAGCACTAAATTTAGTTATAACATTTATAAATCCCAAAGTCCATAGATAAAGAAAAATCATAAAAGATATGAATGTAATTATAAAAAATCCAAATAAAAATGAGAGCCTATTGTACATAGTATTTCCAACCATTCCTAAGTCCTTCTATAAGGTATCTAATTCCTGTTTTAAATGCAAATATTATTCTTTTCATATGTACTTAATTGTTAGGGTTATAATTTCTTCTTGGGCTTCAAAACTTCACTAACTAAATCTATGCTTATCTACCTGTCTTATGTAATACCAAAACCTGAAACTCCTGCCTGACCAACTCCTATCCTTTCTATAGTCTATCTTCTTCCATCTTTTTAGTTCTTTGTTTAAGTCTTTTGGTAATCTCCAATTCCAATATCTACAAATTATCTTGTGTATTTCTAACCAAATTATAAACTTATATTTATTCATACTTTCAAAAGACCTTTCTTTATTGGCTAACTTACTTTTCAATATAAGCTACCAATCCTGCTTTATGACAGTTCTCGCAAATACCCACAAACATAGTAAAACTTTGACTTTTATCTTCATCTTTCCACAGTTTTTTAGCACATTTAGGACAAACTCTTTTACCTAAAATATAATTGATAAGTTTAGGTAGCCATACCTTTTGTGATATTTTTAAAATCTGTTCTGAAAAAGTCATTTCATCATCTCCTCTAAAATCGCTTTTGCCCCTGCAATATAAACGTCTGACATAATCTTCTTCTTTATTGGCTAAAACTCTCTGTAATGTCTTTAAGTTTTCTTTTTTCTCTTAAATCTAGATATGCAGCAAATATTAAAACAGACTCCTTTTGAGTAAAATAAGGGTTTAGTGAAAATCTCCTTTTTCTTTTAAGCCATTCTTTAGCTAATTTTTTGTATTTCATAATCTTAACCAACAACTTTCTCCTCTAACTTAAAGATTAAAATTCTCTGTTAGTTTTTCAACATTGTTAATTCCTGAATAGAAAAAGTGTATTATTACTGCTAGTTTTGCTTTGTCGGTCATTTCAAAACGATTAGCTTTTCTTATTAGTCTTAATCTTCCTGTCTTTTCCGAAAACCAAAGTATTCCCCAATTAGGACTTTCTGTATCTTTAATTAAACCCTCTGGACATAAAAGATAACAATAATTAGCTATATTTTCTGCTGAAAATTCTTTGTATTTTTGACTTCTGCTATGATAATCGTTTCTTGATACCTTAACCTCAATAGCACAAGTATCATATTTAGGATAACTTGAGTTACTTATTCCCCAAGCATCAATTATCCCAACAGGCGTAGGCATTTCAATAGCCTTAATCCAATAACCCTTATCTCTTAAATAATGGAGTGCCTTTGTCTGTAATTCTGAATGTAATTTACTTTTCATTATCCTCCTCTTGGATTAAATCAATAATGTCTGAGATAGCTTGGTTAAAACCCTCTCTATTTGCATTTATTAAGGTTAAAGGACTGTGTTCAGGCATAACGTGATTTCTTGTATATGGACTATATTTCTTTTTTCCTTTTTTTATTCTTTCTATCAAATGTTGTTTGTAAGTGTCTAAGGTCTGTAATCGTGCTTCCTTGAGTTTGGAGAGAATAAAACCTTCAATGTTTTCCCCTTTCCAAGGTTCGCCTCCGTGATTTTGATACATCATTTCTAAAGTTGTAAGTCTTTTACCAAACTTTTTCCAAAACTCCTGTAAAATTATTTTATCGGTCTGTTTCATACAATTAAAACTCTCCCTGCATATTTCTTAATTTTCTTTTTCTGAAAAGGTAAAATCTTACTTTTCTTTTCTCCTGACTGTGGGGAGTCAAGCCCATCTTGAAATCCCTTTCTATATGCCCTCGTTGAAGAATCATGTATCATGTTGCCTATTGTTCTTGAAACAACTCGTAAATTACCCTCTGATTGAGTTCTAAGTTTTCCAAGTATTGCCTTTTCCCTAATTTTATTATTTGGACTCATTCTATTTACCCTGTTTTCCTTTCTCTAGTAAATCAAAATCTCTTTGCATTTCTTCCAGTTTCTTTACAAGTGATTTAGACTTCTTAATCCAATCTTTTAATATCATTTTAGAAATAGCCCTGTCTTCTTTTATTAAATCATAAAACTCGGAAACATCAGGCTTTAGAAATCGTAAGTCTGGTAAGTTTGTTATTTTATTCATTTCCTATCCTTCTCTATGGGTTGCAAAAGAATTTTCTCTAATAATCTCTCAGCTTCATCGGCTTCTTTAAGATGTTGTTTCATTCTTGCCTCTCCGCCTCCAAAAATAGGTTCATTTCTTTCTAATCTTTCTCTACAAAATTCTGCTTCGCCACGGGCTTCTACTATTTTCTTTTGCAAATCGTTAATAACCTCCCATTTAGTTACTTCTCTATCTCCCTCCATTGTTATTGTGTTATCAATCATAATTCACCTTCTTTCCCATATAAACTAAAATTGTCCTTTCGTCTTTGGTTGCTTGTGCGAGATAGCTTCATAAGTTACTGTTATATTTTCAAATTGCCTAAAATTATTTGGCATAATAACTAAGAGTAGTTTTGTTCCCACTTCATTCTCAAAAGTAACTACTCCACGATTTGGATAATCTTCTCCGTCTAAGTATAAAATGTGTAAATTTTTTTTGTTTGTCATACCTTCTCCTGCCACTTTCGGGCTAGTCTATAACTTGTCTTATCATCTCCAAAAATGGGTCTCTTTCAATTTCTTGTATTTGTTCATACACTCCTTTGGGAATAATTAAAGTTTTATGTTCTTCGTGAATTAACTTAGCATCTTTTAAAACTACTAAATATAATTTCTTCCCTCTAGAATACCTTTTAATCAAGTCTGGCTTCTCAAATCTATGGCTGTGACCCGTTACAGTTCCATAAGCCAGAACTTTATCCTCAAGCTCTCTTGTTCTGTTAGGAAGGGTTTTAATTTTCTTTAAGCGAATATCACCGTGTCTTATATTCATGTTAGCTTTCCTTATCAAACTTAAACTTTTCACCTTTAAATCCGAATTTCCAAGCCATACAGTCTAATACTCTGCCCCTTTTGCCTACCCTAGTATTTACAAAAGAGAGGTAAATTCTATTAGTTGAAGTATCTTTATATTTTACGGCATATTCTGTTTGATTGAAAATATCTTTAATCTCATATAGCTCATAGCCTCTTTTACTGTCTAGGAGCTTGGCTTTTACCCCCTTTAATAATTTATCTATCCTCATATATTTTAGAGCTATCATTCGCTGTTCCATATTGGAGATTGAGGAACACTCCTTAAATGATAGCTTCCTTTTTACTATTTTTGTCCATAAACTTTTATCTAGCTTTACTCCGTTTAGCCAGTAAGTCTTTTTATCTGCGAACTTTAGAGCGTAAGAAGCTTCGCTATGCAGTCTCTTAGTTTCGTCTAGGGATGTTTCGGGAAAAGGTAGAACATAGAGTTTCTTTTTGGAAAGCCAGATATATGCGTTACCAGCCCTAACTATCTTTCTTAAAGCATCTATTTTGTTTTTATTCTTTTGTAAGACTTTCAACTGCGGATAAAATTCGTTAATAAAAATAGGCCAAACATTCTCGTAATATTCAAAGGTAGACGACCCAAGCTCCGACCTAAGCTCCGACCCAAGCTCCGACCTAAGCTCCGACCCAAGCTCCGACCAAAGCTCCGACCCAAGCTCCGACCCAAGCTCCGACCCAAGCTCCGACCCAAGCTCCGACCAAAGCTCCGACCTAAGCTCCGACCTAAGCTCCGACCTAAGCTCCGACCCAAGCTCCGACCTAAGCTCCGACCTAAGCTCCGACCCAAGCTCCGACCAAAGCTCCGACCACCTTTTTATAATAATTACCTGTCGTTTTTTAGATAGGGCATTATTTAGCTCTTTGGCCACAGAAAGAATATCTCCCCTTTTACCTAGAAGTTGAAGTTGTTGCTGTAAATATTTAATTCTATTGGCTTTAGTGTTTTTCATATTCTCTTATTTAACGCTCCTCCTGTAATAATAATAAAAGGCAAAAGTAAGATAAATAAGATTAGACCGAGAGTGAATTTAAGATAGTTCATTGTATTCTTTCCATAAAATAATTTAATTTTTTTTCGTAGTCATTTGCAAAGGGATTGTTATAGGCCAAGCTGAAATCCTTAATATTTCTTGTTTCTCTGTACGTCTTATAATATGGGAGAACAGAAATTCTTTGAGCAATATTAAAAATGTCTTCCCTAACTGAGCCATAACTAAAAGCATCCGAAGCCCAACCGAAAGGATTATTTTTATAATTTTTCCCGCAAGAACTTTCAACACACGAAACAATTGGTAAAAGACGATAGTCCAAACCATAAATATACGAAGCATCAACGAAATCTTTTGCATAAGGAAGGAGAGGTGAATTATAATAAGAGAAAAGGCTTTCGATAGACTTAATTTCCACTTGGCGCTCAATCTCCCTAATATCAATTTCTTTGACGATTGCCGTCTTTGGTACATCTCTATTATCTCGTTGTTTTGTGTAATATCCATATCCTAATATAATTCCTAAAATTATAAAATAAATAAGGGCAGCTTTCATTTAAGCCCTTCTTCTCATTTCTGGGTGTTGTTTGAAAAACTCTTCAGCTAGTCTTCTTTTTAGACTTATGTCTACTGAAACATCCTCAGCTATCATTTCTTGTACTGGCTTAAATAGAAATTTATAGAGTCTGTAGTATTTATAAGGAGGAAATTTAGATTGCTGAGTATTTGTTATTTTACCAGTTTTTTGTTTCGAAAGAGATAGGATCATAAACCTACATTCATCATGATTACAAGTTTTATAATCTTTTGAGGCACAATGATAAACTTTTAGGGGTTGTTTAAAGAGCTCGTATTCCCGAAGCTCTAAATATTTTCCTTCTAATAGTTTTGTTTTAATTAGTATTTTCATTCTTTCCTAGCCTCATTGGCATAGTAATCGCCTTGTTCTCCTAGTTCTCCGCACTTTATAATCATTTCTCTTTTAGGTAAAGACTCGAGCCTATCGGCATCATCCTCTGACATATAGCCTTCCTTAACGCTCATAAAAACATAATGTTTAGCTTCTTTGTATGTCATTTTTCTTCTCCTAAATTTTCGGGAACGTCATCAGTGCTTTCTTCTTTATTGTCTATTGTTTCTAATTTTAGTAAATTGTCTATTATTTCACTAGCGGTTCTTTTGTCTAGTTTTTCTATTTCCCCATATTTTTTTTCTAACTCTTCTTTTGTATGTCCCTTTTGTTTTAAGAGAGTAAAAATGAGTTTTCTTTGATTATCTGTTGCTGGCTCTTCGCTTTTAACTTGGGTCTCTTCGGCTATCATTTCTTCCGCGGGAGTAGGATTTACTTCTTCTGCTGATACTTCACCAAAAGCTACTAGATCGGCTATGGCCCTATTCTTAGCTCTTGTTTCCGCTATTGCCCTAGCGTTATGTTCCGTCTTCAATAGTCCTTTCTCGTTGCTGGAACAAGCACCTGTTCCATCTACGAATGTTTTATTTGGCGCTTTAGCTCTGTAAATAAACTTATAGGTAAATACTCCATTCTTATTTTCCGTTCTTTTTTCTTCTCTTAATTCTAGGCTTAAGTTGAAAAATCTTTGACATTTTCTCCAAAAAGATTTCTTTTTAAATTCTTTACCCTGAATAATTTGAATATCTTCGGGTCTCATTATTTTTTTTGACAAATCCTGGTATGCCTCAAACGCTTTAACTGCTTCTTCTGCTGATACCGCTGGCATAACTATATTTGTCGGAATTGCAACAATTTGTTTATTCATAATGTATTTTTGAATACTCTTGCTTGTGCTCCTCTTAAATTAAGTAGCATAAGTTTACCCCAGATCTCTTTGTCTGCTTCAGTTTTAGGGTTATATCTTCCTCTCCCTGGCTTGCTTAATCTATTTTCAATATATTCAATTACTAATTGTGCTCTTCTTTTTTTAATAGTTAGATAGGGTTCAATTTCTTTTAAAAACCTTAAAAGCGGCTCTGCTTTTCTCACATTCAGTCTATAGACGGGTTGTTGTTTTCTATATCCTAGTTTATCTCTATTTACCATTCTAAAATCTCCACAACCAATATATTTATAAAAAATCTCAATAGACCCCCTATCTGTATTTACTATCTGTAAGCTCGGTCTATAATGGAAATATCCTGCACCCTTTCTAATATCATATTCCTGATTAAGCCCTATTGATCCTTCTCCGTCTATAAATCCAGCCATCCAAGCCTTGGCGGTGTCCCTTTCAGGATTAAATACCGTTTTTATCATTATTGCTTTAGGTTCCATGTAATCTCTCCATTTCTTTTTGATGTTCGAAACAATAGCGTCCTCCGTAATTTTTAATTGAGAACTGCAAAACATTCACAGTTAACGGGTTTCCGCATCCTACTACCTCGCAGTCTTCACCTGAATATTTAGCCATCTCTCTATCATGCTGAGTTTTGCCGAAAACATCGCTATTTTTTGCTTGATTGTCATTCCAACCCATTGTAATACCTCCTTAAATAGCTTTCTGTATTTTCATTTTCAAGTTTCTCAATAGCGTTTAGTGCTAAAGAAAGTCTTTCTAAGCGATCTTCTGAATTAGCGATCTTAGATATTAATATTGTTACTAGTGTTAATCTGTTCATTTTGACATCTCCTTTGAAAAATCGTTTAGTTCTATCCATTTATAGATTTCGGGTAAAGAATATCTTACTATCCCTCCTATGTGAATTGTAGGCATACCCAGTTTTTCCCATCTTTGTATTGTTCGAGGCTTTACCCCAAAGTATATCGCCAATGTAGCTCTTGTCATTAGTTCAGTTTCCATAATTGTCTATATAATAACATATATTGTCTATCTTTGTCAAGAGGCAAGATTTTTATCATTTCTTTATATCTCTGATAATACATTCCCCTTAACAACATATTTTTTTTCTTCTTTCTTCTCTGATTTATGATTTCTGATTTCTGATTTATGATTTATAGTAGTATCGATAGGGTATATATACTGTATCGATAGGGTATCTCTTATTTCTTTTGGTAATTGATCAAATTCTTTCTTATAAGCAATCTCATTTTTATCTCCACTATAGTTTGCGTATTTATTAGCATTTACAACTATCACCCAATCGCCCATAAACTTGACCTTTTCGGCTTTTTGAAACTCTACACAAGCACTATCCCATTCTTTGTCCGTTGATCCAGTTTCCAAAATAGCTACTCTTTTAGAGAGCTTATATGCACCAGTTTGGCCTATGTGGGAGTTAGTAAAGAGGTAAATAAAAAGATAGCGATACCCTATTGGTAGTGTATTAAACCAATCATCCTCAAAATGTATTTTTGTATGGATTATTCTAGTTTTCATTTTCCATCTGTCCGTCTTGAGCTACTTCTATATAACCTTTCCCATTACACGCCTGACAGGTCTTTTCACCATATTTGACTGTGCCAAAACCATTACATACAGGGCACTTAAAAGGTACTTTATTGATTTTTATTTTGGGATCTATGTCCTTCTGTCTGTCCATCTAATTAAAAGATTATACCCCTTAAAAAGATTTGTCAAGTCCTATTCTTCTAAACTATCCTCGAATGGCGCGTGATAAATTTCTCCAGCTTGGGGGAAGGCCTCAAGCTCAGTTCCTTTTCCTTCGGCATAAGGTTCAACTAATCCGCCTTCCTCAACTTCGGGAGGTAAGAAAGGATTTTTAGGCGGTTTATCCAGTTTGCCACTAAGCCACAACTTAAAATCCTCATGAGCTTGGTGAAGTTGTTCTGACCATTTTTTCTTTTCCAGTTCTCTTTCCATATTATCTTGGGCGAGTATATATAATAATATCAGCCAAAGGCTCCTCGCCTTCCGCACACAAATCATCTCTTAACGATATAACAGTTTTTAACTGTAATTTCTGTTGTGCCTTTGTATCAAATACAAACATCCCATCTTTTACAGGAATAACGATGGGCTTGTCTGTTGCAACCGATACAGCGTGCTGTAGTTTTTCAGCACGATCTTCCGCTAACCTTTCCATTTTATACTACCCTAGTAAGACCTTTTTCTGCGATTCCAGATTCGTGTAAGGCTCTATCCAGAGCTTTTAAGACTGCAACTACGATTAAAACTACACTTGCTTTTAGACTTAATCCAGATTCAAGAGCAATAACCATCACTGGTAAAGCTGCGAGAACCGCCATTCTTGAAAGTTCTAAAATAAATTCTTTTACAAAATCTTCTTGTCTTAGACTTAATAATCCTTTTTTCTTTGCCACGCTTAACCCTCCTTTCTTTACAATCCTAAGTTTATTCTACCAAGTAAAATCAAAAGGAACAATAAGAGTGCGAGAACCTGAAGTAAAACTTTAGGATAACTAATTTTAAGCATTCCCAAAGCCCACTCCGCTACAAGGTAAAGAATTATAACTACCAAAGCCGCAATAATTACCGATAACAAATCCATAATCTCACCCCCTTTTCCAAAACTTCAAGCTAAACTTAGGTTTTTTTTCTGCAATTTTTCGTAAGATATGCTTGTGAGGCTCTATAGCACTTTCTACGGCATTTTTTGTCTCTTTATGGACTGTTTCCTTAGTTTCCGCCCTCACGATGTGTTTTAGTTCTTCTTGATTTTCATCCTTATCTTTTTTAATTGTTTTCCTAAAAGCTTCAAATCTAGTATTTAAATCTTCAAGAGACTTGGTATTATCTATCTGGTCTTTTCCTATTTGGGTTACTTCTGTCCGTGTTTTATCAACAACTTCTTGAATATCCGCTAAAGCCTTTTCCATTTTTTTATCTCTAGCTTTTTCATAATTATCTAATACCTCCTGCAACTCTTCGTTTATAAGAGGATGGGAAAGTTCAACAATTTTCTTATCTGTGTTGTCGGGCATATTTAGAGAGCTTTGATGAAGTTTATGATCTTATCCTTTAGAATCTGTGGATTATATGGAGGCTGTGCCACAAGTGCCTCATATTTTCTTTTAATTTCCTCCAAATAGGTTATATGGGCCTTTAACTTTTCTATAAAAACATTGTTATCTATATAGTCTTCTCTTCTGGGAGTAGGTAGAACTGAGATAGAATGAAGATAAATCAAAGCTTGATCAAATTTTACAGCAGCCTTACTCTCTGTATTAGAGGGCGGGACGGGCGTAGGAATTGGAGAACCTTTGGCAATCGCTATCAGCTTATCTATGTTCATTGTACCTGGACATTGTGTCGGAGATACTTCCTTATGGCCCAAAATATGGGTTCTGTCTAGGGGGATATTATATCTTTTGGCTATTTCAGCGATTAATTTTCCAGACGATTGATAAGTCGCCTCGCTAGCTGGCCTATCTGGGGCCGCTGAATGCTCTATGCCGATAGATTTTTGATTAAAAGCATAATTTCCGCAGTGATAGGCTGTGTGCTTCTCATCTACCCATTGGTAAATTGTATTATCTTCTACTCCATAGTGGGCTGATGCAATTCTTGAAGGATTTTTGAAAGAAGCGTCTGCTGAGGCAAGTGTGCCCACGATCCAATGAATAACAATGTGAGTAATTGGCTTTCTTGAAGTATCATAGTTAGAAGTCGGAATCGTTTGTTTAATAATAGCCATCTTTATCTATTATATCATGTGTTCTTGTTTGTGATGTAAAGGGCAAAGGTAAATTACATCTAATGGCCTAAGTGGGTCTGGATGGTGCTTATGACTATTTTTTATATTACATTTCATACATGGTTTCTTAAGCAATCTTTGTGCTTTATTCCAAGCGTTTTTTCTTTCTGGATGATTTGTTTCATATTTTTTAATGGCTTTTAATGTAGCAATTTTACCTTTTTCAGTTTGTCTATATACTATATAATATTTTCTACGTTTTTCTCTATTATCTTTAATCCATTGGATATTGTCTTCTCGTCTTTTTTTCTTATTTTTATAATAATACTCTAGCCATTTTTTTCTATCTAAATCTGAATATATATGTACCACATTATGATTGTATCATATATCATTCTTCGTATTGTTCGTGATAGATTTTATATCCGAAGTAGGCCAGTCCTATAAAAGCTAAGGCATTTGCTATTGAAATAAAATGAGTAAAGAAAACATAGCTTCCAGGAGTTAATATAAGTCTAAAAAAAACAATAATAATCCCGAAAAGATTTAAAGCCATAAATAAAGTCCCCATATATAAAAGCTGTTTTCTTAGTTTAGAAAGCCCATTTTTAACATGAGCCTGTTTTAATTGAAGAGGAATAATAAAAAGAAAAGTTACCATTATCGCTACAACTCGCATTATAAGCGAAATTAAATCCAGTGTAATTTCATAATCAAATATTAAGTTCATTTTAATACTCCTAATCCTTTAGCCAGAAAGAATGTCGTGTCTTTTGCATAAAGTATTTTATTAACCTGTCTAGCTTTAGTCTGGGTTATCAAGGTTTCTTTTTTAATTTCTTTTTTTACCTCTGATATTTCTTCTTCAGGTCTGTATGCTCCAAAAATATATTTAATAGCATTTACCATATTATTTACCTGCTTTCACCAAAATACCCAAAATTACATCAAGCGATTTCTGCATATTCTTTTGAGGCTCTATAATCGCATCCCTGCTTTCTTTAATATCCGAGAGCCGTTTATCTTTCTCAGCTATAAATTTAAAGAACAAATAAACTGCAATTACCCATCCTGTTCCCTTACTTGCTAAATCTATGATTTGTTGCTCCATTATCCAGCGTCCTCCTCTGCATAGTTTGTCGCATTAGGGCTAGATTGAGAATAATTCGTGGCATTCACCGAAGAATTTGAATAGTTAGTTGCATTGACTGTACTACTACTATAGTTTGTCGCATTCATAAAAAATCCCACTCCTGTGGGTAATATCCTTACTCTTTATATAACAAATTAGACTACTCCTTGAGACCTTAAAGTAACAAGATCCCTTTTTGTCTTAGAGTCATTTGTAACTACAGTCGCAAGGGCTTTCATTGCTATCGTTACATCCGAATCAGGCTGAGATGGCGTGGCCTCTGTTACCCCAGCTTGAGGAGGCTGTCCTCCTGTATTTGTTGGTTCAGGGGATGGAGGAACGGGTGAAGGCCCCATAGGAGTGCCTCCTGAAATTTGGTCTAATATTGAAGCATCAATTCCACGTCTTTGCATAGCTGCTTTTAAAGCTGAAACATCTCCTAATGGTGCACCGAAACTGCCAGTATTTGGATTCATAATTCTATTATATCAAAAACCTGTGTTTACGTTTTTAGGTTCTTCTCCTATACCTCCTGTCTTTGCCGTATCTATAATTTGATTAAATGTCTGTTCATAAATCTGTAATTTCGTTTTAATTGTATTTGCATCATCTAAAATCCCAGGAGCGAGACTATCTGCAAGTTTTTGAATCTCCGTAGGATTTGCCTGAGCGCCTGTTCTAAGTCTTAAATAGCTATCTGCAATGTTATAAAGAAGTGCTTTGGCTTGTCTTGCTGTTTGACTTGGTGCTCCAGGCGTTTTGATTGCGGCGATAACATCTGCTCTTGGCTGTCCGCTTGAATTAAAGAGTAAAGGTTGTATTTGATCCAAAGAGGTTGAACCTGATAATGCATTGCTATAGTTTTGGGCCGAAACTTTACCTATATTTCCACCGACTCCACTTTCTTGATATTTGCTTTCTAAATCATATAAGTCTTTAATTCGGTCTGCAGCCTTTGTATCCCCCGCCAATAGTGCTTGGGTATATCCTTTTGCCAAATCTTCTACAGAATATCCTGTAATAGATGTAGGCGATTGTGTCTCTTGAGTTAGTGCCATATCTGCTGCCTCGGTTGTTTCTAGAGGTTGTGCTTCACTTGGAGCCTCTTTTGGTATCTCTCTGCCGACAATATATGATATGGGTTGTTTTGCTACACCTTTAGTTGTTGATAATGCTTTCCCAACTGCTTTTTTCGCAGCCTGAAGTGAACCACCAAGGGTAGGAGAGTTTAAAAGCTTTGCTGATGCTACTGCAGCAGGACTTTTAAGTGCCTCGGCCCCAACGCCTGCAATCTCACCAACGCCTGGAATTTGGCTTACTATCCCTAGACCTCTGCCTCGGCCCATTGTCCTAGATAGTTGTGCGAAAGGACTGCTTCGTTCTGCTTGAGTAATCTCTGCCATTCTCTGTAATCTCACGAAAGGTTTTTGAAGATTTCTTATATCTTCGAAGGTTTTAGCCTCTTGGAATTTTTGAGCTAATTTCGGAGATCTTTCGTTTAAAAAGGCCATAGCTTCTGGATTTTTAAAGAGATCAATGGTACCCGACTGTTTAACGGCCTGGTTTAAAGACAACTCTATTTCATCTGCTGCTGCTAAATATGCTTTACCTAACTGTTCATTTCGTAAATTAGGAGAGAGATCCGTAGAAGAATTAATAAGCTGCCATCCTTGATCTTCTAGTTGTTTCATGGAATCCCAGAGATCATTAGCATTGGCTGTCCCTATTTTCCCTCCAGATTTTTTAGGTGTAAATTTCCTAATTCCTGCAATATCCTTTTCTGTGAGTGTGGATTGTCTATCTACAAAGCTCCTGACAGAGGGCATAACATTATCGTAATTTACCTCACCGACATACTTTAAGGCGTTCCTATTAATATTCGTGAATAGACCACTCTCCCCGCTTAACTCGGCAGAAACTCTAAGATAATCATCTACATTATTTGCCTTTATTCCATAGTCCAAAAGCTCCTGCGCCGTCTGTTCTGGCTTTAATCTGCTAGCTACCTTTCTTGGAACTGTAAACTGTCCTGAAAATACTCTACTCGCCGTGGACGATTTAGGTACTGTAGCAGCTTTTGTTTTCTCTATAGCTCCTGTCACATCTCTTCCTATAGACTCTTCAAGTGCTGTCTTAGCGACTCCTGTCTCTGCAGTTTTTGCTACTGTTCCTGCCTTACCAAAGCGTCCAGCTGTAGCTAACTTTCCTGCTGCTAGAAAGGGTAGAATATCTAAAACACTGGAGACAGGTCTCTCGTAAAAAGCTTTACTTGGATTTTTTATGAGATTTTTATACTCATCGATAATTCCAGTTACAACAGCCTTACCCACTTCTCCGCCCTTTGCCTTACCCGTAGCTAAGTCAACTGCCAGCCCAGGGAGAGAGAGAAGCCCCTGTATATTCTCTCCTATATCCGATCCAACATTTCCAACGAAAGAGGACTTATCCTCTGGTACTTCCATTGTTGCTGCCTGTGTGGCAATCTGGGTAGGCTGAACGGGTTGTACAATGGAAGT